TAGATGATGTAGCTCATTGTTAAATGCGGATTCGTAACATCTAATGGTTGTCCTGTTGTAGGATTAAGCACGCCGCCACTAGATGCAATTCTCTCGCTTGTATCACTTAAGGCAACTTCAAACGATCCACTTGACACTCCACTAGGTGTTGGCGTTTCTTGTATTTCCCTATAGGCATAGAACTGCTGTCCGGTGCTGGACTTTAAATCATGTTCGTGTTCGGGTAAATTTTCCACATCGATAGTAACTTCTTCATTACCACCTACTGCTGCTATTGTCTGCGCACTAGCTCCTGTTACTCTATTGGTATCTGCAGATGGTGTTGTACTGCCCATATTATACGCACCTAAAGGCAATCTACCTCGTAAATCTGGTAAAACAAAAGTTCCTTCAGTTGATGTTGGATTTCCAAGACCATCAACTGGTGTATAAGTATATCCTATAACATTAAACAGCAGTGAATATATGTTAATATCTAATTCTGCTCCATTACACCAAGCCCATCCTAAAGGCACTGCACTTGTAGGCCATATCATCATTCCGCCTACTGGAACAACGCCGGGAATATTACTTAAAAAAGTTTGTCTTGTAATTCTTTTAAGACCAGTGTTTAATCCGTCTAGTCTTTCTACAAGAATTTGATCAGAATTAAATGTTTCTGTTGTTAAGTCTTTGGTATTAATTACTGTAGGTGCAATGGTCAAATTAAATGTTTTTGTAGTACCTGTGCTACCATCAAAATCATTAGAAACTGTTTCTACGTCTCCAGTAAACTGAAATACTGTGCTATTTGTTAATCTCGATGCAGTGCCTGCATTACCACTTACTGATCCAAAAACATTCCCTTGCACATTACCTACAAAACTAGAAGCATAAATGTTTTTGAATTTTAAATCTGCTCTACCTATGTTGCGGGCACTGTCTAAGTCTGGTATAATTAAATCATTTCTTGCATCATTTTCTGGAATGTCTAGATTACCAATTACTAAGCCTTCTTTAAATGTTGCGCCGCCACCTACATTTAAATTTCCTGATATACCTGCACCGCCGGTGATTACAAGTGACCCAGTTTGAAAATCGTTTGATTCAACACCGCCTGCACCTTTTATATTACCTGTAGCAGTAATATTTCCATCTACGTCTAGTGCTTCTTCAGGTGCTTGATTATTGATGCCTACTTTTTGATCACTTGCTAAACTTAGTACAGTTTTTGTTTGTCCAGATTGTCTAAGTCTAAAATCAATATTACCGTTTTGAACACTGTTACTAATAACTCCATTAATATTATCAATTGAGAACGATATTTCATTATTTACACCTAATTTTAAAGCATCTGCATTACGTATACGCAAGGGGTATTGTGTTGTACTTTCAACATCGCTTCTTAAAAAATTGCCTGCGCTTACTACTTTGTCGCCTACAATTAAATTTTCTGCTTTTTCTGCTACGCCATGATATTTTACTAAGTTTTCATATTGATCAGGATTTACTAGTGCATCTGGTTGAGTCACTGCAAGGTTTATGCCTGGCTTTATTTCTTTTCCTATAAATCCAGGTATAGTTTGTTTTGGAGTAAATGTTTGGTTAGATACAATTGCAATAGCATTTTGCTCTACTTCTAAAACAACTACATTATATTCATTATTATCTGTTGCTACAATTTGCTTTACAGTAGCTCCTGTAGTTAATCCATCACTAAATTCAGGACCTACTAAAATCCAATTGTTACCATTAAACAAATACAATTGTTGTGAGCTTTGATCAACCCACAAATCGCCGTCGACACTATCAGCAACTTCTGGCCTTGTTAAGCTTTTTTGCAATCCGCCTGCACTTGAAAATTTCGTTCCGTCATAAACTTTAAGTTGCTCTGCATTATTATCGTACCATACTTGACCTTCTATTGGATTTATAGGTTCTACAGGACTAGCAAAATTTTCAAGTAATCTAATTAAATTTTCTGCAATAACTTGCCCGTATCCAAGAGAATTTTTACCAGGTAGTTTTAAACTGGTTTCTGTATTGATAGTATTATCTTCTATCTCTATTGGATTTTTAGTTGTATTGTCTGAGAACTCTATAGTGTAGGCCATTTTTATTCCTCATTAAACCCAGTTAGACTTTGAATTCTAACTGTGTAATCTATTTGAATTAATCTATTAAGACTCTTTTGCACTGGATGAAAAATTACATGAGTAAGCAATCTACCTTCACCGTTTGGATCATACGCTACTAATCCAAGCTCGTCAAATATAAATATTCCGTCTGTAGTTTGTGAATTATCAAAGGCATCTTGACCTTCTGGTTCACTGTAATCTAAAAGACATGACACAAACACATCAGTATAGTTAGTACCGCTTACGTGTCTAGTTTCAATTTTATTTCTAAACGGATCTACGTTTTCAACACTGTTATCGTCGACAATTTTGCTGTAAGTTTGATTATACAAACTTGCATTAGTGCCAGTGCTGTTAGGAGTCAAGTAAGTAATAATGCCTGTTGGGTCAACACTTGTTCCACCATTACCAAATGCCATTTGATATATAAAACCGCTGCTTGAATTACCTATACTTTCTGCTAAACTTATACTCATGTTTTCATAATGTATAGCATTGCGTTTATTAATTAATACTTCGCCAGAGTCAGGATCATGTATTTTTATATGACCTTCAATATGCACTCCGTTATAATCTTTCATTGCGTCGTTCATTTTTATATCCTAATAATTATATTTATCTGACCTTTTAGGCAGATACATTTTGTAAAAACACTGCTGCCGGCGTAGCACTATCTTTTAAACTTTTACCTGATTCATACCAAGACATTCCCTTCTTGCGAATTACTAGAATTTTAACATTTTCAGGTGGTGTATTTTTTAACACTAATTTAGTATCATCTACTATAGTAAAATCAGGCTCTAAAGTTATGTCGCCTTCTGGTGAATCTTGATCAATAGGTTGTATTACATTTCCTTGGTCATCTGTATATTCGAATCTATAACTAGCAATAGAATTTTTACGTAATCTAGACCCTGCTACAAAAACTTCAAACTCTGACTCACTTGTTGGCGTAAAGTCTAATTCATACTCGCTAGATGTTCCGTCAGCAGTAAAGATTGTAGTGTACGTTTCGTCTTTATAAGGAATTTTATGCTCATCATTTATATATAAAACCTCTGTAGATTTTTCATGCATCATAGGAGCGCCGGTTCCTAATGTTCCTCTTCTTAACTGAGATATCACATTACCATCTCTTACATAATATTCAATTCTTTCTCCGTTTATCCATATTATTCCCGGCTTATCATTTACGCCCGGTGATGGAAGATTATCTGCATTTTTTAGAGTAAGCTTTTTATCATACCAATATAAATCGTCAGCTAAAGTATATTCTTGATTATTAGTAATTGCGTAGAATCGTGTCCTATTTAAAATATCTTTAAACTGTATCCACGAAAGTTCACTTTGTACAGGGCCAGCCGCAAAGTGTATAACTAAAAATTCATCGCCTAAATCTACATCGGTAATAATTTCTATTACTTTTTTGCTAGAGTCTATTACATAATCAACATTTGGCGTCAGTAATTGCTTATTTCTCGATAGCCAAACATACTGTGCGTCAACAGTTTCTGTTGTAAGATTAATTTTTTTGTTTATTATGTTGGAAATTTTTCTCCATTCTTTTGTATTTTCTTGTAACCCAGACAATGATTTAACTGTGATTCTATCTCTAATCAAACCTTGATGCGTAGCATTGTTAAATCTATAAATTTTAATTTTTGCATTCTCAGCATATATTGTGTCAAATGTAATAGTATTATTATCTACTATAAATTCTTCATTTACAAAATTACCAAACTGATATTCTGCATTATGTCTTACATATACCTTTAAATCCTGCCCTGCATTAAAACTTACAACATTGTTGTCTAAAATTACAGCAGCTCTGTCTGAATCCCAATCATAGTCTTGCAAGTATTGTAATTTTGTGTCATCTATATATACCTCAACTGTATAACCAGGTATATTGCCTAAATCAACTTGCTCTTTATTTAAAGAATATTCAAAAACATTTGCTGTCAAATTAAAGGTTTCGTAATATCCTGGATCTAAGACTTGATCGTTTACAGTGACTACTACTTGCCATTCGTTTAGAGATCCAGTTTGACCTTCTTGAACTTCATACTGTGTAGAACTACCATCTGCTGTTAAGTTTTCTATAGACAACTGACTGTAGTTTATATGATCACTAGTATTGTATATGTTATACTGTATTTCAGCATTTTCTTGTATCGAATCTGCAAATTCAACAACCGTGTTACCTGCGTCGTCGTTTACAAGCTGATGTTCTTTTTCTATGCCATCTACTGATACAATACTTTGTAAATTTTCTTTGTAAGGCACACTTGTTATTATACTTAGTGTACTACCGTCACTTATTAATGATTCCGAAGCTAAAATATCGTTGCCGCCTACAGAGAAATTACTTATAGATATAATATCTCCATTTGCAGGTGCAGTGTTAAATTCTATGCTTGAATTATTAAAATCTACAGTAAACTCTGCTGTGTCAACTATATCTCCGTTTAATCTTGCAATAATCTGATTATTTAAAAATACATCTGCATTTACTTTGTAAATTTTTGTACTTCCGTCGCCGTAATAAGTGTCTGACGATATTACGCTAGAACCGCCTTGAGCTTTTTGTGTTACCTTGATGTTTAAGGTGTCTAGTACTTGTCCAGGTACATGTTCTTCTACGCTTCCGCTTGTATTAGGAGTTACAAAATTATCTCCGTCTATTGTAATATCATTTGCTAATAAACCCTGAGCATTACCATATGTTAAATTACCGCCAGATAAGTTTGTATCAATACTGTCAGGCATAGGAGCAAATGTACCGTCACTCGAAGTTTTTCTAATTACAAGCACATCGCCTTGTACTACTTTTATTTCTGCATAATTAGCAGATCCTGGCATTCTAAACTCATCTAGATATAATGTTTGTGTTAAGCCATCGCCAATTAACGATTCCATAATAGCATTAGGGTTATCTACAATAGTAGACCCGTCGTATGCTGGATCATCTAATCTTGTGTTGTTCAAGTATACGTTATAGACTGTATTTGCTTCTAATGGTGAACTTAATGTAATCTGTGTGGTAGAACCATCAAAAGTAAATATTTCATCTTCGTTTGTATCTACATAAGAATCCCAAGTACTGTTAAACCATACATCATTGTCCCAGCCCTTAATGTTATCAAACTCTAAACCTTTAACTTCAACACCGCCGTAGTCTACACCAGACATAAGTTGTGATAGTTCTTTTCCTAGTCCCTCTGTTTGAGGTAGGTACAGTTTACCTATTCTATCAGCAGCATTTAATAGTTCTATAGATTTAGAGTACTCAATTCTTACTTCCGAGCCTTGACTTAATGCATTGTTTGTAGTAATTCTTCCTAAATATCTCAGATAGCTTTTTGTTTTATCTTCGATATTTTCGTATGTATAGTCACCAAGTAATAATTCTATATCATTTACATACACTTTAATTTTGTCAGTGCGTGTGTCTAATGGCCATTTTAAGGTGTATTGAGTTGAAGTTCCGCTAGCAACAAAAGATTCAGTAGACTCTAAAACACTTACAACAAAATTATTTGTTATTCTATCAAATTTCATTTTATTTGTAAGAGATCTTGTCTTACTATTTCCTATTTCGACACTTATTCTTGCAGGTGTGCCAGTATCGGTTATATTAGAAATAATCTCAACTTCGGGTACTGAAAAATACCCTTTGCCTGGATTTATTATTTCACATTTTTTTAACTTGCCATTTGTTCCAATGTACGTTTTAATTTCTGCACCAGTGCCTGACTCACTTGTTAAATTTATAATAGGCGGCGTTCTATAACCACTGCCCGGATCTATAATATTAACTGCTGTTATTTCAAAACTTGCATTGTCTAACCAAATTTTATTAGGATAATCTTCGACAAATCTAGACTCTACTTCTATTTGATCGTTAATGAATTTTGTTTTAGGAACAACAATTCTATTCAACTCATCATCATAGATTACTCTTAAATCAAAGTCTGTAGTAAGAGCTCTTGCTGGTTCTACTCTATCATAGATACTTAAATATTCTCTTATTTTAGTCTTATAAGGCTTTACTTCTTCTATATAATTTTCATAGCTAGGCAAATTATCATTATTGAAAGTAAGATCTTTTCTTAATTTTCCAACATTATGCTTTGCTTTTATAAAACTTGTTTTAAATAACCAGTCTGCATTATTTTGCTCTGACAGCAGATATCTAATACTAGCAAAAAATAGTTTATTATATTCATTTAACAAGTCATTTACAAACAAGTTATTCTTAATTGCATAAAGAATTATTCTAAGTTCAAAAATTGGTAAGAAATCATATAGCTTAATATCAAAACTATTACTATCGTAACCAAACGGTAAAGGTTTGTAAAGCCTTTCTGAAAATTCTATAGTTCCATTTTGTCTACCAATAGTTTCGTAATCTATTGTGTAATCTAAATTATTAGTTGTGTTTACTCTGCGTAGGAGTAACCAGCCGCCTGTTCCAACATTTTTAATTTTTACTGTTTGATCAAAATTAATATTAGCTGTATAAATGTCATGTGTTGTTTCAACAATATGGTTTATTTCTGTATTTTGATTATAACCTTCGGCGTACCAATCTATATAATTCCAGTACAATGTAGTATCAAACTTTTGAGTAATTGCTCTAGTCCATACTTGGAACACAGTGTCTCTTTCGTAAATGGCCCATTTAGTATTGATATTAGAGTCAGAGTTTACTAATACTCTATAACTACGAACAGTAGCAATAGTATCTTGATCATAATTCTGTCCTGCGTTCTCTATCACTACAGAACTTAATTTACCTATACTATCAATAGTAGTAGAAATTACAGCACCCGAGCCTTGCCCTATTACTTCTACCGAAGGTGCTACTTTGTATCCGCGCCCTTTTGATACTATATCTACTCTAGAAACTTTTCCGTTTTCAATAACTAAAGAAAGTTTTGCTTGTGTAAACTTTTCTACATTGATGTCTGTTAAATCATCATACGTATCTACAACTTCGTCGTAAGCTTGTTGTTCGCTTGTAGGTGACGGATCTGCATCAAATAAAGGCGTTAAATCTTTATCATCTACAATGAGATTTTGTTTTAGCACATAATTTGTACGCTCAACAACTTGTTTCAAAGCTTCAATTCTGTTTTCAAACCAAGTTTGTCTAGGTGTGAAAAGGTTTCCGTATCTGTACTTAATAGGAACCCTTGGGTCCGGTACTGGTCTTTGGAAATCATCGTAACCAATTAAACTATCGTACCATTTTAAGATAATATCATCATTAGGTTGACTTGATCCTAAATTTTCTGTTGTGATTTGATATTGCAAGTGTGAATTGTTATCTTCATTTCCAACCTTAAAAGTTTGCACACTTAATACTATATTATCATCGGTCAAATATTGCTTTACATTGTTCAGTAAGAATGAATTACCGTTTAAGAAAGAAACAAATTCTATGCCTGCGTTTACAGGGTTACTAATAATAGAAGCTATTTGAGAAATACTGATATTTCTACCCTCAACATTAGGTACAGTATTTTTGTTTTTTACCCAAAAGTAATATCTTGGTACAAATTGTTCTGACACAACATCATATTTTTGTTTCACAACATATGCTCTATTACCATATAAGCTAAATCCGCCTGATATTAATCCTTCTTGAACTACAGAATCATATTCAGACGGAGTTAATCTACTTTCTACCCATTCGTAAACATCAATACTGCTATTGTCAACTAATGTGTTTTGAGTTTGAGAGTTATATATTACATCATTTTGATATGTATTTAAAAATGAAGCATTATTAATATTCCACCATACTTTGCCTACATACTCTTCTGCCCAGGGCGAGCCACTATCAAAAATTACATCTTCACCTTCGTCAGAGCTACTACTAGTTGATACTATATTGTAACTAGCTGGATCATCTGGTGTTTTAAAGGATATTTCTTGCTCTGCAACTCCGGCTATTTTTCCTTGAATAATATCAATGTAGTCTAAATTTCTAATAACTTCATCTGTTTTTCTATTATACAAAAATACTTTTTTAATCTTACTAAGGTCAACTGTTTCTTCAAGAGTTCTTACGTTTAACCACATTGTATTAGTTGTAGTATCTGTAAGTTTAAAATTATAGATTTGTCCTATACTATCATTTCTAAATATCGAAGTTGCATATATGTTATTGTTTTTTAGAACAATTTTAGAACCAAAATTTTCAATGTCATTATCTGGAGCACTTAAGATTTGCGCTAATAGGAATTCATCATCTATATTATCATAAATGTAAACTTTTCCTTGATTTGCATTTGTATATGCAAATCGTGTAAAGCCGTAATCAAACGTTGTGTTATTATTGTCATATGTTGTATCAATAATTGATTCGCTATTTTTTGCGCTAATTAGTAATTTTTCACCGTCGAAATCAATTTCTGTGCCAAATTGTTCATTTTTGTCATAATTTTGATTCTCAAGAACAGACAGTAATTCAAAAGAGCCGTTAATTTGCTTATAAATTACAACTCGACCTTCATTTTTTCTAACTGTATCTTTTAAGGGTTCGTTAATAGCAATGTATAAGCCAGAACCACTAATTGCTACCCGTGTACCTAAACCGGAAGTTGTGCTATCTAACTGATTAGTACTATCGTCACCAGTTATTATAGTTTGACTTAACTGATATAGCCCGTTGATATTTCTGTAGACTACAATTTTAGACGGTTTATCTAAATATGTTGCTCTTGCTACAAGTACATCTCCATTTTTCGATACGTCAAATGTAGATCCGAATGTCTCTAGTAGTTCTTGATCTAAAATAGTAGAGTAATCTACTGAATCATTTATAACTACAGTTCCTGTATTGTTAGGTATATGTCCTACATAGTCTATGTATTCAGATTTCTCTGTCCAATTAGCAATATTAAATACACCAGGCACTAGATTTGTTTTTGCTTCATACAAAGTGCCATCAGGGTCATCAAGATAAATTATATCACCTGTTCTATAATTAAGTGTTTCGTCAAAAGCACCTTTGTATTTCTTAAATTTAGCTAGGTCCCAAGAATAATCAACTCCGTCTATAGTACCATTATTAACAAAATATATTTTACCAGGTAATACAATGCTCTCGTCACCTTTCGCTGCAACAAATGCTTTTTGATTACTACCATCTATTCGTAAAGTTACCTGAGATCCTAAATGTCTATTACTTTGTCTATCCGGTGTTGTAAAGTTACCTATCAGTTCGTGGCCCTGCCCTAAACTCTTATATACAGAATACATTCCTTCATTTGTAAAATTACTTGCTTCTCCGTTTACATCAGCTGGAATGTTAAATATCTCTTTCCAATTGTTGTTAATAATACTAGGTGGTTCATTTGTAATAGGTGCACCTAAAATTTGTCTATTTGTATACAACCAATATTCTGCATCTATTAATTCGTTTTGACCTGTATACTGTATCTCCAAACTATTGTCAAGTTCTATGCTTACTGTATTTTTAAAAACTAATAAGTCGCCTATTCCTTGAGCTGAATTCCCTAAACTTACAGCATTTATATTTCCTATTTCTCTATCTATTTGATAAATCGAGCTAGGGTCGCTAGGTATTGCTAAAAATTCTATAGCTGCTAAGTCACCATAATCAAATCCTTTGCTCCAAGTGCCTGTTGTATTTTTTACAAATATTTTTACATTTATGCCATTACGTTCTATGAATGCAACTTCTGCTGTTGCTCCAGTAGTTTTATCTCTTACTGTTTGGCCAATTTTAGGTTGATAAGGTTCGCCGTTAGTCTGGAATTTTGTAAATTCAAAACTAATGTACCCATTCCAAATGTCAACAATATTGTGTTCTCTATTAATTTGTCCCAGAGTTAATCCAATATTAGTAATAGGGTTTGGTACCCCTAACGTGTAATTAGGAATTTGATTTACATATATGTAAACGTCATCGCCTATAGATAAAGTGTCTGAAAATGCAGACGGTGCTCTAACAGCAAATTTTGTATTTAAAATTTCTCCATTTACATTATCAGCATTAGGAAAACCTTCATAGCTAAAAGTTTTAATGTAAGAATTTACATTATTTTCACTGTCTATTATTGTAGTATTAGTATCATATATGTTGTGATAATCATTAATGTAAGTAGAATCTTCACTTATGTCAAGGTATATTAATCCTCGACCTTCGTCTGTCAATGTAGAACCATTTGTAACTGTATATGTTGGTGTTTCGATAAACCAAAAACCGCCGTACACAATTCTATCTGCGTCTAGTTGTTTTACAAAATCTCCTACAAATTCACCAGTATTAAGTAAAAACAAAGATGCAGTAGTATTAAATGTACCAACAGTATCTTTTAGATATACTATATATTTGTCTTCGTCGTTCTTGTGAACATACGCAACTGTACCTGCGCCAGTTGAAGACTGCACTGCATCGCCTACTTGTGGAATAGTGATAATACTTGCAAAATATAATGTTGTATCAATTGCTTCCCTAATTATATGTTGAGATTCAAAAAATGCTTCGTCTATTCCATTATATTCTAAATTAAATGGATTTGTTGGCACTAGCGTTTCTTGATCTTGATAGGTTTTTGTAAGTGTGTTCCATGCAAATTTTGCTTGATATGAATCAGCATTACGAGTATTATCGTATAAAGTTTTAGGCACTCTTACAAGTATATGATTTACATCTCCTGTAAATGCAGGTATACTAGTACCAGTACGCAGTGCATAATTTCCTACATTCAGTATAGAATAAGTTTCTGTTCTGTTTTCTTGATTTGAATCAATAATACCTTGAGTAACACTGCTAAAAGTATTAAACAAATTTCCGTCGAGCGCTGGAATTAGATCAAATTTTGATTCCCATAATCTATCTTTATATTTTACAATATCGCCCTCGGAGTATGATACCGACGTTGAAAACGCATCTTTGTATTTGGTTTTTACATTAGATGCTGTAGGCGAACCTACAATTATATGAGGTCCTTTTATATCTACACTAGAACCAAATTTTAAATTATTACCAATGCCAGTATCTGGCTCTAATACATCATTTAAAGTCCAAGACGAAGAAGCAGATTTTCTACTGTAAACCCAAACTTTTCCTTGTTCATTTTCAGGATCACCTATTACTAAAATATTATTATTATCGTTTACTGCAATACTATCACCAAATGTTCCACTAAATGTTGTTTCGGTATCACTAGGTCCGTTTACTTTTTCTAACAAATCAAATTGATTACTATTTTTGAGTACTCGCCAATTATCAGATTCGGCAAAATTATCAATCCAAATACGCATATTGTCATCAAAAGATTTCTGTAATGTTTGATTAGCCTCGCTCACATCTGTAAATCTTACCTTCTCTAACTTTGTAATATTTGCTGTTACATTAGAACCCGAAGGAAGTTGTTTTGTAAATTTTACATATAATGTGTCATTTTCTTTTCTTGTAACCTGTCCGAAATAATTAACTGATGAATTATATACTGACTCATTTAAAGTAACTGAACTGTCCGCAAGATTTCCGCCTTGATCAGTATTAGGTGCATAAAAATTGTTTATACCTATAATATCATTTACTTGTATATCGCCAACTGGTTGTTTAAATTGTATTTCTGCAACATAAAAAGTAAGTGCTTTAGATTCTGTAAAAGCGCCTAAATCGCCAAATAATGATTCAGCTATTGCTTGATCCGATAATCTATTTGCTTGTTGTATTTTTGCTTGAGTGTCGAGATATTGTTGATAAAGAAAATCAGACTGTTCTCGATCAATAATGTTAACTATTTCTTCTAATGTTAAAGTTTCAGTAGACACATTTATAATTTCATAGTCGTTGATAGCTTTGACTTGTAAATCTGTTTTTACATGTCTGTATACATTCCAATCTTCAGTTTTATCACCAAATATCCAAAGATATTCATTATTTCCTAAAACATTTGTTCCTACTCCTATTATGTCAGACAGATTTGATAAACCTGCTTTTACATCTTCTTTGTGAACATACCCAGCTGTGTTCACATAGCTAGTAAATTGTTTTTTAGTAGGAAACGGATTATTAATGTTTTCTGAAGGAACATATACATCATAAGTTGGAATGTTATACGTTGTGTCACCGTTCGTATTTTCATCAGCAATTTGTATTAATTGCGGATTAACAATAAACTTTGCTTCGTCTAGTTTAACTTCAAATTCATCAAAAGTTGCCGAAGCACCGTATACACCATCTCTAATTGCCCATTCTTCATAAAATTCCAAACTGTCTTTATCTTCACTTGCTAACGCATCAAACAATTTAGAAAAAGCATTTTGAGTTCCTTTTTCGAGAATCATGCCTTGATAAAACTTATATTGACTTACATCGTCAGCTATAATATTTTCAAGGTAATCTCTTTTTTGATATCCTATTAGATGTTGAGCAAATTTTTGCTGCTCGGTATCAAAATTATCACTATCTAGATCATAAAAATCACCAAATTGATTAACTTTATATTCAAAATTAGGTAACAATCCTTGTTTTGGTTTTTCGTTTAGCGCAATCCAATTAGAAGCATTAAAAAATTCTGTACCAAGAATTTTTTTATCCGCAACATAAAATTTTTGTTCATATTGAATAAGGTCGCCTACATCATATGATTTATTTGATTCCCACTGTTCGTAATCTGCATCTTGGAAAACAAAACCTGGAATGTTAGCACTACCGTTCCACTCATCAGTACTATAGCCTAATATTTTTATTCTCTCTTGTCTATAACCAGGTATGAGATCAAAAATTACGTCACTAAACACAGTTTTATTATTCAATAAAATTACATGCTCTTTTTGAATTAAAGGTAATTCTACATGATAAATTCCTTCTCCTGTGTCTTCGTCGTTTACATATAATGTATATTCTGAATCACTTCTGCCTACTGAAGATAAATTTATTTCAAGTATATTTCCATTAGCATTATACAATGTATTTCCATTAGGGCCGTTATAAATATCGCCAACTACAGCATAAGGATTTTGGAATTGTAAATAATTAGATCCCGGACTTAAAGAGATTAAGCTGCCTTCGTCTAGTTCAAATAACGTCCAGAACAAAAATTCCTTAGCTGAATGCAGCCAATTATACACAACATTTTCATTTGATTTATAATATTCAAATACAAAACCTTTTTGTTGTAGATATTCGCCATAGCTAATTAAAAAGTCAACTACTTCTTGTTCTGTAGTTAACAAAGTGCCATATGGAATTTCTTTTATTTTTGTTTGAAATTGTGTACGTACTTCAACTGTTTTCCCACCTATTGTAGGCAAGCTATCTAGTTTTGCAAAAAAATCTAGATTAAATTCTGTTTCTCTATTTGTTGCGGTACATCTATAAAATGTATTATTATTACGCACAATCGTACCAGTGGTATATAAGTTGCCGCTTTGCCATTCAACATATGATTCACTTATACCACCTACGTTTATAGGATAATCACTACTACTAGCAATATGAGGAAAAATAGAAAAATATCCTTTTGCTTTGTTATATCCTTTTAATAAAAATCCTTCTTCAGTTCGTTGAATAATTACACCGCTATAGGAACATATATCAACAGGAGTGCTCTCATTGTAAACAATTTCGTAATCTTCTTCAGGTACAAAAACATTTCCTTTGTTTAGTGGTGTTCTGCTGTCAAGGATTAACTTTAATTTGCTTTTTTCTGTGTAACCTGCAAATTTAAATCCCATTTGATTAGTAATATTTTGCAAGTCATTTTTATAAAGATCGAAATTTTTCTTAATCATTTTTGAATAATTTGCAATATAATTTATTATACCACTAGTTGCAACATAATCATCGTCGATATTATTAGGAGGATACACTATGTCTTCTAACTGTAGTCTATTATTAGACGGTTTGTAAATTATATTTCCGCTTATATCTCTTATTTGATTATATCTATCAAATGCGGTTGCAAAAAATTCATTAGGTTTATTTAAACCATATGCTATAAGTAATGCAAACGGGTACTCGCTAGATCTACGCCAGGCTGCTTCAACTGGAGCACCATCTCCAAATACAAAAGGCTTTTCTATGTTATTAAAATTATAAGCACCTATCAAACCAATTTCTAATGGTTTTATTAAGTCGCCGTGCTCGTCAACAGGAAGTATATCAAATAAATTAGGCCTACTATATTTAGAATCGTAAATAGGTCTTTGATCAGGAACACGTATAATACCCTTTTGAATGTCTTCCCATAGTAAAAAATTATCTTTTGTGTAAGGCGCTGAACCGTAGGTATCTTTCCACCAAGTAGGCTCAATAGAAAATCCTAGCATTTCCCACGGAGCAATGTGAGGACGATCAGTATCGTAAAAGTATTTGAAAATTTCACGCCAAAAACCTGGTAATTTATTATATTCTATATCTGTACTATCACTATAATTGTAAGTAAAACTATTATCTCGTTCAAAAAAATCATGACTGTGATAGTCTTTGTTTATTAAATTTGTCCAAGCAATAAATTCAGGAGTAAGTGCTTTATTAACTAATTCAGAACTTAGAGAATCATTTCTGTAAAAGCTAGATTTAACTCTAGATATATCAAATAATTCAGCGTTATAAGTTACTTTTATATTATTAAAAATTCTTTTTTCTAATTCTATTAGTAGATCATCTCTATAATCATCATATGCTTTGGTTATAGATCCGTCGTGGCCTTGTATAACATTTACTGGTGTTTGTAATGTAGTATCTAAATAAATTTTTGGTTCAAAAAGAGGGTACAAACCTAATTTAGTAGGAGTGGGCGGAATATAATTACCATTTGTACTTTCATATTCGTAAATTGAAATTACATCTTGTGGTTGTTTACTAGCTGTAACTACTGCGTAGCCTTCGTTATTAAATGTATAATCAATTCCGTGCAATAATTGTACATCATTCAAATAAACTTGAACAGCTCTTGTTGAAGCATCTGCTAGTGTAAAGTTTTCAGCTAAAGGAAAATAAATTTCATCGCTATCTTCAATTTCGTGATCGGTTTTTATATTGCCACTGTATGGTACCATATCACTAAAATAGAAGTTATCATTTGAATTTTTATTACGAGAAAATTCTTCTAAAATTTTATCAACATGAGTTTTTGCATCACCGCTAATTCCTAAATTTTCGCTCAAGCTTAAAAATTCACGTTTGAATTTACTATACTCATTTTTAGCATAGCGTATAGCATCAACAAAATTAGCATTTTCATTTACAATGTGATACAGTGATAAATTTAAAGGAGCGCTATGTTGTAAAAAACGTCTACCATTTCTACCAATATCTGATATATCTCTTAGATTACTTGAACCGGGATATTGACCTATAAATTCTTCTGTATTTTCTACAATACTAGATACATGATCATTTACTTCTCCTAAAGTAAAAGTATCTAAATTTTGATTTTTAGGATTTCGTTCTAAGGAATACGGAAATTCATATTTTCCATTTTGATTTTTCTGTAAATCTGAGGTAGTTTTTATAACTATATTGTCGCCATACTCTAGCGCAGCAACAAAATTAATTCTTGCATATTCAGTTACGTCCGGCTCTACAGTATAGTCGGTACCTTTAATTAGAAGTTGATTATTTTTGAAAACATTAATATGTATATTTTCAATATTATTTGAACTATCATCATATACATCTATATAAACATTATTGAAAGATTCGTCATATACATATTGTCTAATAACAGGTTGTTTATATCCAGTAACTTTTTGCCATTGTGAAACATTCTTAAAATCTGTTCTATTTTTATATTTTCGTAAATAACCTTTGTTTACTTCGACAATTTGTTCGTTTTCATTTTCTATGTAGGTAAAAGTGCTCTGGCCATAATCGGACTCAAACACAATATCTCCTACATTATTAATATTTTGATATGTTAACGCAAAGCCTAATTCTAAATCTACTGTACTATTTCCTACCTTATATCCTATAATTCTATTACCCTTAAAGGTGGTAGATTCATAGTAATTGATATCTCCGAAGCTGTAGTTATTGCTATCGAACATATCAAACAACGGTGCTTGATTTCTTTGAATTTTTCTTTGACTAACAGTCCAAACATCGTTTGCAAAAGATAAAACTTTGCCTTTATATTCATTACCCCTTAACACTGCAACTGTCTCGTTTTCCAAGGCTTCAGTATCGTCAGTTTCAACTAAGGTAATTTGTCTTCTATTCGACACAATGGCATCATCTTCAATTGTACCATCATATGTAATAAATTTTACTGTATAAATTTTATTTTTTACAAATGGATCTGGGTCTGCAAGAAACAATATTCGCATTCCGTCTGCTAGATCTACACTATCTACGTTATATCCAATGCTTCCTTCAATAACAGAAAATACATCAACAGTAAAATCATCAACTAAATCGATATTTTGTTTTGCTTTTGTACCATGATTATATAATTTAATATTAGGGTCAAATTCAATAATCGGTCTGCTAGCCCTAAAATTTTGATCTAGCTCAACTATAGAATTATTTAGATCTGCCGATTGTTGAATAATATCTTTATGGAACCATCTATTATGCCTTGACCATATATTACCGTCTATAGATGATCTATTAATGGTTAAATAATCTTTTTGCGACGGATATCCAATCGCTGTATCAAACGGTTTAGAATCAAATTGTATACTGTCAAAGTTGACTTCTATATCAGGTGTATATTCTGAAGGTATATTAAGCGAATTTTCTTCTATAAGAGTAATGCTGTCACCAACTCCTTCGACATAGAATGTTTTATCTTTATAATATGTAGGTTCTACTTCACCTATAAATTTAATTTTCATTCCATTAGAAAATTCAACGCCGTTGCCTGATTTATAGTATTTCTTTTGTAAAATTTCTGCTTCTACGTCAACAAAAGCAGCTTCTTCAATATCTTTAATTTCAATACGTCCATTGATATTAATATCTTCTGTTGACACATACCATAAATCGTCTGGCGCATACTGACTAAGCTGTAAGGTTACTGTACCTTTTTCTAAGCCTTGTATATCTACGCCTTCGTATATTATAATAGATGAACTATCTAAGTCAAAATCTGACTGATCAGTTAATTTACTACGGAATACAATAGGAAAATTTGGTATATCAACATCAAATTTATATGTCATGCCTCTATATAATGTTAGAGTAGGATTGTTTGTTAATCCATCTGGTGTAAAAATATAAGAGTACGAATCTAAATTATCACCAAGTCTTACTTTTATAGTACTGTCAACTTCTACCGAGTTTCCGGCAATACTAATTGCTTGAGGCCCGCTAGGTAGCCAATAGTATTCTCTAAAATTAGCAAATTTATCCCAATTGATATTAGGGTTCCATGCATAAAATTCTTGCTGGGTTAATAAACCATAATCTTTGTTAGCAGAATTATAATTTGCAAATGCATTAGTATAATCATTAAAATCTTTATAGAATCTTGTATTGCCTAAATTATCTTTTATAATCGACGCAGGCTCAAACTTATAATCATTTCTCTTTTTAGAAACATCATCGAAGTATGTGTCATCTATATTATATGCTTTAGAATCTTTTCTCCCTACAAATCCATTAACTCTGTTAATTAAACCAGGAGATATAAACCTATCTAATGTTGCATTTAAAAATTTACTATTCTGTGGAGTTCTAAAAATTTTAGGTAAATGATCTCTACTACGTCTTTTAGAAGATCCGTTAACTGGCAAGTTAGGTTCATTTTGAAAATTATCGTAAGCCATTATTAGTATGAGCCTCCTGAATTATTGTTACTTGAACTAGATGAAGTATAATTTGTTGTTGAAGTTACATTTAAGGCAGTGCTTTGTACACCTACATTTACATCAGTAGTTGACGTAGTAATTAATCCGCTAGCTTGGATTTTAGTCGCTGTGATTTCATCTATAACTTCTAAATCTGTAATCTTTGCACCACTTACAAATATTTCATCTGATTCTGATTTTACTTCAAATAAGCTACCAAAAACTCTATTTGCATCGCTAGGAACGACAATAAATGTAACTATGTCAGGACTAAGTTGTTTCATTACATACGCACTCAATTCACTAAAATAGAATGTATCACCAAAATTCCAATTTTCTAATGCAAAAAATTCTTCAATTGCACTTAAACACTGTGATTTTATATCATTATCGTTGATTACAGATTCTGGATTTTTAACAATTTTAAATGTTGCTTGCAAGTCACTATCTGCTTTTGCACCAAAAATTATTTTGTACTTTACAGGATTATAAATTATTTCATCACTTACTGATTTGATAGAAGCAAGATTTGCATTGTAAGAAAGATATAGCTGATCAGTACTAGGAGGCAGGGGTTTTTCTGCTTCGTCTCTTAGATATCTTCTAAAACTTGTGTCATAAGATTGAGTAAGCACATATACATCTATTATGTTGCTTACACTCGGATCTAATCTTTTATCTTTATCTGCAGAATGCACATAATGGAATTTTAAATTATCTCTGCCAGAAACAGCTCGGTAGTCTGCTGTAACCTTTAGTGAATTTGATTCTTTGTTTAGAACTTCAAAATAATCCTCGTCTAGATAATAGAATATTTGTCCATCATCATACAAGCTAGTCGTTTGCACTGATGCCTTAGTTGGAAACGAAATAATTTCGTTGTTTGAATTAGGAAAATACAAATATTGTTCGCTTCCGTCAGCGTTCTGCTGTCTTTGTCTATATACAATTTTATTTTCACTGTTTACCTCGTCAGCAACAATTACTTCAAAAAGATCAGGATCATCAACTATTCCATCTTCGTCGCTATCAAAAAAAGTAATTTCCATTTTGCTACTATCAACATAACCATCTGTATCTCTATAACTTGCTAATACAGACCAATCATAATCAACAGTAAAAGCATCTGTAGAATCAGGTTTTGGATTGATACTCAAAACAGAAATTTTATCTTTTAATGTTTTGCCACTTGTTTTATTAAAAACTTTATCTGATGAATCAAAATAAAATCTAATTTCATTAGGACTTTCGAACAAGTACCTACATGCTCTATATGTTACTGTATAAGTATTGCCTTCTGGCTCAAACAATAACAGCCAACTACTATCTAATTGCCTGCTTGAATTATTCCCTGCTTGCTTCAAACTGAAGTCATTAAAAATATCCAAATTGTCAAGAGTAATTACTTCCCATTTTAAATTATTTGTATCATATCTTAAGCCAAAAGTTTGTCTTGCAAATGCTTGATTAACTATCTGTGTCTGTGTAGTAGTAAATAATTCATTAGACATTTTTGGAATGATTTGATCTAATATTGCACCTGTAGGAATTATATCAGATAATTTTACTGGTCCATTTCCGTTGTCTGTTAATTCTGTACCATTACCTTGGATACTGTATACTTTTGTCCAAAGATAAGTAACTGAATCTTTATGATCCGCTTCGCCGTCCATTAAAGCATTATTATTGCTTTTCATAAAATGCTTGCCTTCTGGTGCAACAAATTTTAACAAAGTATTAGGCTTAATAAGCTTTAATGTACTTGTAGTAAAATCTCCTAGCAATTGTAATTGGCCGCCAAGGTCATTAAAATAACCTGTATTTTGATTCGTACTACTAGATACACTTGTCCAAAAATTGTTAAAGTCATTTACTTTTATTTTTGTATATTCGCTGTAGTAAAAGTTTTGTAAATTTTTATTTGCTAGCACAGGCTGCACAACATTTATTATCGCACCGGCAATATCAGTTCTTGTTTGCCAGGAGAATTTTTCTTTAAATTGAAGTAATTCTTTTGTTAGAATACCATCATTACCGTATAAATTTGTTTTACTGTATTTTCCTGTACTGTCTAATAGATCAAAATATCTACTAATACCACTACTTATTCTGTTTACACTTTTAACTTTTACAATGTCCGGGTTCCTTGTAATAGGTGCTAACTGATAATCTTCAGCTGTAATCATTCTATTTTGTGTATAGTAATTTGCCGGAGCGTTAGTTTTTATACTTTCATTAGACTCAGAACTAGAACCATTGTTTATAGTATTAGGCAATTGGCATTGAATGTTAAGTGTCTCTTCTTTACCAAACTTACTTATGTACGGAATATTTAAACTAATAGCCGAAAGTTCTTCTGGATCTAAAGAGCCTACATCTGGACTAGATACTCTAAAATACGCTCTAAATTTTCCTAATGGAATATTACCAAAAGTTCCGTCTCCGAAAACCAAGCTAATTCTGTCTTCTAATCTAGTCAACACACTGAAAACATTTTTATCATTTTTATTTAAGTTATTATATATTACATTATTTCCTTCAGTAGAAACAACTTTTGTCCATTCTTCGTCTTCATTGTTTTGTGCATCTAACGAGTACAGCCAAACGTCTGATTCATTAACATTTGTATCGTTAATAGCTACTACTTGATTACTGTTACCTTCATTAAGTGTAAAATCTCCATTTATGAGTGTTCCTTGCCTAAAGTGCATAAAGTAACCTGTATTTTCACTTTGATTTCCTCTACCATCTGATCGATATAGAATTGCCAATTTGTTTCCGTTAAACGGAGCTTCTTCTACTATAGAACCATTTTCTATTCCAGTACTTACAATTTCGAAGGGTCTGTTTATGCCATTTATCGGACGGGTAAAAGGAAAAATAGGTAAACCTACATTTGCACTATTAAATCTATATTGTTGGGTTAAGATACCATTAATTGTTTCTTCTTGTAATGGATTACCTATACCAGCTTCATACGGAAGTGCTGCATTTAATATTCTTGTAAATTTACTTTTCCAGCCGACATCTTGGGAATCATTAAATCTAATATTTGTTCCGGATATATTTAAATTATTTTCATCTCTAACGTCTTCAGAAGTTGTTACTGAAATAATTTTTAATAGCCCGTTTACAGGTATTACACGTTTAGGTTGATAACTAAGAAGCCTAGCCAACCGTAGCACGCTTTCACGTCTTTCTGCTGTTTCAAGAAAGTTTTCTCGAGCGTTTAAATCTGTTCTAAACGAGAAATTCTGTCCTAAGAATGCTATTAAATCAATTAAAGCAATATATTCACTAGACTCAATATAATCATTAAAATCTTCAGGATAATTACGTCGCAAGTACGTAATCATTGTTCTTCGTAAATTATCAAAATCATAGGAAAGAAATTCAGCATTTCTAAAGCTTTGGTAGATGCGCTTCCAATCTTCGGCTACTAATAGCCTATTTTGCCGATCAGTATTAGACATGTATAAAAACCTTCAAATATATAAGGTATTTATGCTAATATAAAATGCGTACTAAACTTTTAATATGATCTTTGTTCTGAATAATCGTTTGTTGTAGGTATTAAATAACCAGCTCTATTATCAAATCTAAGCTGCAAATATTCTGATACATCGTAAGGAACATAGGTAATGTTACAGGTAATTTGAATGCCATGTTCGTAAGAATCTACAATTATTTTGTCAGCATTTACTCTAGGATCATAGTTTATAATTTCTGTAACATCTTCCGCAATAGCTTCTTTTAATCTATCTGTTAGTGGGTCAAACAACACATCCCATATAATTGTACCAAACTCAGGATCTGACAACTTTTCGCCCTGCCTTATATGAAAGTGATTAATAATATCTTGTCTAATGCATTCTAAATCAAAAACTTTAGTTGATCTTTTAGAAGGACTTGTAGTTGAAAAACCCTTATAACTTTGGGCAGGCAAACCATAACTTTGCTTCTTTGAAGTAGGTATAATAACTTCTTTGTATATCTTTTTTTCTATACGAGACATTATATAATTTTCCTATCTTTAATAATATATTCTCTACAGTCTATATGATCTGCTGACTGATAGCCTTCAGGTGGAATACTGAAGTTACTAGTTGTAACTTCTAATCCCGAATACCATAAATCGTGATCTTGTTGTTTTCCCCATGTAGTCAACGGAGGATGGAACAAATGATTATTCATTGACTCTTCATGTCGCCACGGATGCCCTGCAGGCATTCTTCCTAAATTTGTTTTTATTACAGTAAATGTAGGATCTTTGTAATATCCTTCGGGCCAATTTTCTGATTTTTCATATTTTTTAACTGGTTTTGTATTCCAACTACCACGACCACCTTGTTCGCCTTCACCCTTTTTGTTAGGTGTGTGCGAAACTAACGGCCATGTTTGATAGAATTCGTGCGGTCCTGTTGTACCTAATCGCGCTCTATTAATAACTGCTCCGACTTCGTCAGAGCCTGGTCCATCTTGTGGGCCGCCTGGAGCTTCGTCAGTGCACTCCTTTGCGCCTGTGCCTAGCTCCTTTTGTAACTTAGTTCCTATTAATTCAAGATACGGGCCTCTAAATTCATCTGTGCTCCATTTCTTAAGTTTTTCTACTATTCTACCGTTTTCGTCTGTTGTAATTTCGTTTTCGCCAGCCAGGTCATAATAAGATTTAGATCTGTTGTGGCCGCCTACATCATCAAAATCAGGTCCTTCAGGATGACAATATGCATCTATAGTTGAGGTTTTTCCTTCTAAATCTGGTTCAGTTTCTCCTAAGTTAGTTGGTTGGAACGGAAAACATTTTATAATAAAATTATCTTTTCTATTTTCCATATGAAACTGTAGATTTCCTTGATATAAATTATCTGCCCTAACTAAACTTGATCCTTTAAATGTTGAAATTCCAAAACCGTTAGTTGTTAGAATTTCCATTCTACCATCTTTAACTTCGAGAGCAAATTGGCGTTGACCTGCTCCTCTGTGCTTACCGTCAGAACCAAAACCTAAATCTTTTCTTTGTTCCATATAAAGCTTACGATGCGCAGAAAAGTTAATATCTTGTGCTTCTACATTTACTTGACATGCATGTAAATTAATTTGCGCTTGACCGTCTTCCTCAGGAGAACCTTCTTGGCTTTGGCTTGCCATGTGTATTCCATCTTTTGCAAACACATCTATTTTTCCATTAGGTGACATGTGAATCCAAGACATACCACTGCCGTGCATTATATGAATAAAGTCTTCTGAATTGTGCATGATAATTCTGTGACCCGTTCGTGTTGTAATACGAAATTGTTCATGTAGATAAGTGTCTTTTAAGTTAGAGTGATCTCCGTCCCATTGACTCTCTGCTTTTGAATTATAATCTGTAATATCAGGCTTTGTGCCTTTATAATCCCTATGTCCATCCCACGGATACCTTGAGCTAGTAAATCCTAACATCCCATCGTCCATAACAATGTTAGTTCCGCCCATACGCATTTTAGGTACAGGATTTACATCTTCCCCTACTTTTTGGTTAAAAACCTTGTTAGATCTAGGAGCATTATCCATTACAGCTGGCGGGCCTGGTGAACTCCACCCGTACACATTAGACGGAGTGTCTCTTCTAGCGCCGCTTGTTATTGCCGATGAAAACTCAAAATGGTCCATTGTACCTGCAAAAATTTCTCTATCTTCTCTAGTTTGCATTCCCCAAAGAGTTTTTATCTCATTATTTTTACCTCGCTTTTTACGATCAACAGCAGCATCCCACTCAGCAATAGCAGCAGCATCATCAGGACCCGAAAATGCTCGTGATGGTCCTACGTCTTTTTTGTTAAAATTAGACTCAAGGTTGTTAAACAAATTTTGATTCATATATTCGTCATGCATGTAGCCAACTATGAATCCTTCGCCGTCACCGCCTTCAGCAACTACAACCACGCACAATACACCTACGTCAGGCGGTACTGCCCAAAATCCATATGATGTTTGTGATTCTGCATAGGTACTTTGCTTTCCGCTAGCGGTATAATTAGTTTGGCCTGCAAAAGGTGAAGTATATCTTGCAATAATAGTTTGAGTGTCGTCGCCTGCTGTTGTACCTTGCTTACTGTTAGGTAAAATTTCTACTTCGCAATAACCCATTCTCTGCGGATCGATATTATTTGCAACTCGACCAATATATATACCCGTACTTGTTCCAGCGCCGCCGGCCATAGAAGTACGTGTATTGCGGGTTACACCTGATGTTCCTTGATTTAATTCTGGTCTCATTTACTGTTATTCCCTGTATTCTTTTACATCTGATATTAATTCGCCGCCTGGTTCATACATTGGAGTACTGGTGCCTTCGCCTTGCTGTCTGTAACGAATACAGCTAAGTGTTTGTTTAAATCCTTCTGATTTTGTAAATGTACTCTGCACTTTTACTACCTGATAGAATCCTGTAAATCTGTACTGTCCGGGTGTTGTCCACGGAACACCTAAATCATAAGGTGTTTCAAAGTTTATTTGAATATCCGCTTCGCTGTTTATATATTCAAGATCTCCGTCTTTTGTTAAATTTCCGTCGCTGCCAGCAATATAATTGCCGCATCCGTTTGACTGCAAATAAACTGGATCGCCGTGTATATCCATTTCTATGTTTAGCAAATCAATATCTGAATTCATTAATATGTTGTGCCAGTCTCTGTTAGCTATAGATTCTGTATGTTTAGGTGTACCTATAGTCATTTTAGATCTTTGCGGAAGACTTTGAGTTTGCGTTATTTCGTCTGGAGAGCTAGGTGGCGAGCCTATTACTGATTTCATTAATACATCTGCACCTTTAGGGTGTTGCAATCCTGGTGTACCTAATGCGGCTGTTGCTTCGTTGTGTCCCATATCTGACGTAATCGGCGCAAAGAATGAATAGTTAAAATCTAAATCTAATTTAAGAACATCATTATTTAAGCCAGTGTAAATATAATTATAAATCCTAGCAGGAGATCCTCCCCCTTTGCCTATACTTCCGGGCGCTGCAAATCTGTTTAATGCTGCTTTGTGTTCAATAACCCTATAGATATATGTTTTAGCAGTACGCCCGCTTTCAGGTTCTTTAGCACTGCTTTCTGCTAACACAAAGCACTGTATTTTATACCAATTAACTTTGTTATTTTCATCAGGTTTGCCGTTGACTCCTTCGTTTCGACCGTATTCACTGGCTAAAATTAGTTCTTCTAATATATCAATAATTCTATTACCTGTTTCGCACTTAATACTGAAAGAATCATGATCTAATAAATTAAATCTATTTTGAAAAATGTCGTAATTTTCATCAGTTCGTGTATTGCGAACAGGTCCCATTTTATTGATTTTTCTATCAAAAGGTGTTTTGCTTAATGTCGACTCACCTATCTTATTGCAGTTATCTTTATAAAAACTATAAATTACAGGACCTCTTGAATTAGTACCTTTGTTACCGCTGAGATTGTATTGTTTATTTTGTGCTACCCAATCATCAAACGCTTTATAAGCTTGTGCATCTCCTGTTGAATTTTCAGCAGCGCTTAAACTTCCAATACCTCTTTCTTTATCCCAATCTTCTAACCAATTTACTGCAAATTCAGCCGCGCCCGGCGACGAAAGTGCTGTTAATACTGCTGATTCTTCAGCACTCGTTTTTGTATCAGGAAATACTATGTAATATTGATCGCCTTCAGCAATCAAACCTTTTTCTTGTTTTTTCAATTCTTGGGAATTTAGCAAAGCAGTTAAACTATTTTGTCCATAAAAACAGATATCTTTAAGTTTGTCTCCAACAAGTGTACCATTGGTCTTAAGAGTAGCGTTTTCATCATTCCATGCTTGATCATTCCATGCTATTGCTTGACACTGATACATTGTGCCGCCCTCGGTATATTTAAATTTTGCGTTAATTAATTTTACAACAAAATTAAATGGTCCTACAGTGCCCGGGCGACCTTGATCGTCCCAGCCGTCGAACTTCAATCCTAGCATCCAGCCAGCATCTGAATAATTAGCCCAACCTTGCGCCCTTGCTGCTTTGTCTAAATCTTCAATGAAATTACCTAAACTATATGGTTCAAATATGTCAAAATCAAAACTTATAGAATGAGTGTTTCTTATGTGTGCATTTGGCGCAGCAAGCCCTTGAATTCGCATAGAATCAAAGTGATAATCACTCGCTCCCATGTCAACAGCTACTGGTATACCTGCTTTAAATTGCCCTTTTATCGAATCAGGAAAATTTGTCTGTCCTTTAGACAAACAACATAAAGACCACATCCAAGAATAAGAAGCAAATTTATGTAATGGATTTTTTCCGCCAGCAGTTGCACCTGTGCCGCCGCCATTTGGTGTTGGATTTTTATTTCCGCCGGCGCCTGCTGCTCTATTGGGCTCACGAAGATAAAAGAAATCATCAGGAGATAAAGGATTATCTACCCATGTACGCCAGCTAGTATCGCTTACCGGAGTATCTGTGTTTTCTCTTGTGCTTTCTCCGCCGTTAGCAAGTGTTGCATCAGTATTAAAAGTAGGCATTACAGCAGTTCCTTTAAATATTTTGCTTGAGGCAAATATATTTCTACACCAGCTTCGAGATCATAAACAGGGTCTCTAATAACATTTAGATTTCTTTGTGCAAAAACCCACCATAAAGCTCGTTCTTTATACAAATCATATGCTAACAAATCCGGCCTATGTGTATATTGAGGTTCTATTTTGTAAAGCACATCGTTTGCTCTTGCTGGTACTGGCCTAATTTTTAAAATATCTAAATACAAATCATTTTTTATATCGGTTTTAAAATAAGGACTAGCTCTGCTATAGTCCGGTGAGTCATATTTTGTAGTCATTATAAGAATCCATCTAATGCGCCAGCAGCAAAACCTTGTAGACTAAATGTTTGAGACTTGCCTCTACTAATAGCAATCTGCATATTAGCTGTTATTTCACATTTTGTAGGAGCGTAAGCGCCTACACTAGATTGTATGTAATCAACATCTGCAGGCAAACTTATGTTCCATTGCTTTACTACAACTGGCACATTAGGAAGCACATGTCTTCCATAACCAGTTAAAGTTACAACCGGAGGAGGCGAACCTTGGAATGCACTGTTTGCATATGCACTTTTAGTTACTGTTTTGAGGTATTGTTGTGCAGCAATTATGTAATCTGCTTCTCTTTCTGTTTGACAAGTAAACGTTCCTGAAATACTAATATCACTTACACCGCTGTTTTGGTAAACAACGTATGGGTATAATGCATGTGTAGGTGTTTGTTCTGAGTAAGCAGCAAATGTACCTAATGAAACTGTAGGAGTATACGGCCAAATTAACCCATTTGTACGAGCAATACTACGATGCAACGGTCCAAAACTTATTCCTGGTGGTATACTTAATCTCACTCGCCAATCCTGAGCACCGGTTGCTTTCCAACTAGCAGTTTGAAGCGTTATTGGTGTTGGATTTGCTCCTTCGGGAATATTTCTTGACCGTAATTGACTGTTGAAAAATTTTCTTTCGTACGTTTCATTGTCAACAAATTCGTCAAGTCTATTCGTATTATCACCAGTTATCGTAGAACTACCTAAAACTGCATCATTTGTTGCCGTAGGATCAAATGAACTTCTACTTTGACTATCTTGTGTTGGATTTTCTACAAATGGTAATGCCATATTTGCTTCCTAAATAAAATTTTATACATTATTTAGTTGACAAAATTGTGCGTACATTATATTATAAATATTATTTTATGGAATTTTAATGAAAAGATATAATTACCTAAACAACAAAGATATTTTACTAGAAATACACAAATCAAAAAATACATTTTGCAGTTATGTTGACGATGATTATCATCAATATGATATTATTATACCAATGCCTACACCGTATTCTACTCTAGACGAAACTTTGCAAAAAATAAACATTAGAACTGTAGCAGAAGCTAAACGTAATAAAGCAAAAAGATTACAACATCAAGATTACGACCGGCGAAAAGCAGCAGGCGAAAAGATAAAACTAGCCGAATGCGAAGTTAATTATAAAAAGATTGATAAAAAAGATCTTATTTTTAGAGTTATGACTTTTGATCATATCCCAGAAGAAATTGGCAGAAAGAAAACTCCTAAGTCTCTAGCTGACACAAAAACTAAACTAAATTTTCCTGCTTTTCAACATTTTAAATTTAACGAAAATGACGAATTAGAATGTATAGGCAAAAGTCATTGGCAAGGCGGCATGGAAAATGGTTATTTTGACAAGCAAAGCGGCAAAGTTACCAATAAACTTGCTCATATGTGGATGAAATTGTGCGAAAGATATTCTACTAGAGGTAACGTTAGGGGATATACTTATAACGACGAAATGAAAGGGCAAGCTATATTACAGCTTACCCAAATAGGACTACAGTTTGATGAATCTAAGAGTCAAAATCCATTTGCATATTACACAGCAGCAGTTACAAATAGTTTTGTACGGGTTATAAATTTAGAAAAACGTAATCAAAATATTAGAGACGACATTTTAGAAATGAATAATATGAATCCTAGTTATACAAGACAAAGTCAACGTGACTGGGATGCTTCAAATTAATAACATACGAGGAAAAATTGTTTAAAAAAGCAGCAATCTTCACAGATATTCACCTTGGCTTAAAAAGCAACAGTAAAATACATAATACCGACTGCGAAGAATTTGTAGATTGGTTTATAGAACAAGCAAAAGAAAATAATTGCGAAACTGCAATATTTTGTGGCGACTGGCATCATAATCGTAGCAGCGTTAATATCGGTACACTCGATTATACTGTACGTTGTTTAGAAAAATTAGGCAAAAGTTTTGAAAATTTCTACATGTTTGTAGGTAATCACGACTTATATTACAAAGATAGACGTGATGTGAGTTCAACTAACTTTGCTAGGCATATTCCAGGCGTTACAGTTATTGATGAATTTACTGAAATTGAAGATGTTGCATTTGTACCTTGGCTAGTTGATAACGAATGGAAAAAAATTGAACAATCAAAGT